CGGGTTGGTCCCGCCGATCGTTATAGCGACACGCCACCAATCGTCGGTGACGGTTGCTGTCATATCCCCAACAAAGTGACTGGCCGCGGTCATTTGAGAAAAGGTGTGGCGGGTTGTAGCCGAGGTGAAGCCCGAGTTATCGTCTGACTTGACTACGGCGTCCAGGGTAGGAGATGAGCCGGAAACGGAGATCACCCGAATGACGATCACCATCTTGTTGCTGGCGGTCACGGCCCCGATCTGCTGGCCTGTTGTGTTGACGGTAGCGGTTAATGCCGTGTTGACGTAGTGGGAACGGCCAGGAACCAGGGCCTTGTTCCCAGCCCAATTGATACTTCGCATGATCGCCTGGTTGGTCCGCATCTCGATCGGCGCCCGGCTGATATCGGCGATGCCCTCGTAGCAAAGGTTGCCGGCCGTGGTCCCTTGCGGGAAGACGCCAATGGCCTGGTCATCCACGCCAAGGTCACCGAAAGCTGCGGTGTCCCAGGCGGGAGTGGCCAGGGAGTTCAGGACGTTGTAGTCCATGGTGAACCCAGGCTTGCCTTCAACATAGGTGAAGTCGGTGTCAGAAAAGGCCGTGACCGGCACAACGATATTGTCGGCGACGATCGCGATCCCGTTGGAGATCCCACTGATGTCGAGCTCATCCTTGTAGACCGTGGCCGACTGCGCTGAGAATCTAGCCATTAGCTTTCTTCTTTCTGGTTACCCTGCGGATTGCCCCACGATTGATAAGCCCTTCGACGTCGATAGGTTCTGTGCCGTCCAACTCAACAACCTGGCCGGCTGGAACTTTGATGGAGCTCGGGATAACTCCTGGTCCCTGTGGGATCTTGAGGTTGACCATCGCCTGTACAAACATACCCATTAAGTCTGGTCTGCCTTTACCCGGTAGATACCACCGACGTGCTGGTAGGTCTCGCCAGCGTCGACTTCCTCTACAAGGGCCAGGTCCCGCTCTCGCCGGCAGTGGAGTGCGGTGTAACCCGTGATCGTCAGGGTTGCATCCTCCATCAAGGTATCAATCTGAGTGTCGACATCCATGGCCTCTTTGGGCCAGGGGCTTTTGGACACTGCCTTAACCATGTAGAGAGCGTTGGCGTACCGGCCATTGAAACTGTTCTCATCTTCCTTCGAGAGCATTTGGAAAACGACGAAAGGTGGCTTGACCTGTTGAGGTGCCTGAGCGTTGTAAACCCCGCCAATCGCTAGGTTCAGCATTGCCTGGACGTTCAACGTGTCAAATACCGCTTTGTCTGCGTTCAGCCGGAAGTTAGCCAACTCGGTTCATAACCTCGGTGAGAGCCTTACGAAACTGTTTTTGTTCAGCTTCTAGCGCAGGGGTGAGAAATGGTTGTGCCCGACCGCCTACTGACGGGCCGTGTCTGTACCCGGAAGGGAGGTCTGGATGGTTGCTGCTGGCACCTCGCCGGCCGGTGCCGAACTCGATGAACGGAGCGTAAGAGGTGGTGGGGCCTACGTAGGCGGTGAGCTCGTCCTCGGGAAAGACCTGGATCGAGCTCTTAGTGGCTCCAGTGTCGACCGGGACCCGTTGTTTAGCGCCTGCTTCGACGTCGTGGGCTGTTTTGTAGACAACGGGAGAGAGGCGATCGACAAGAGTCTTTGCGTACTTGTCTAGGACTTTGGTGTCAACTTTTATTTCGTACCCGAACGCCATAAAAAAAGGTCCCGGCATAGAAAGCCAGGACCTCGTGGGTCTCACCTTTAGGCGTTCGAGACGCTCGTTGGGCTTCTAGAGCCTCTGCTATTTAGTTGGTAGCGGAGCCCGGAATCGAACCGGGGAGCCGATGGCTTATGAGACCCCGGCTGACCCAACTTCCCCGCATCACGTTAAAGATAGTCCTAAGTAACACGCCTGTCAATGAACCCTCCGGTACCGTCAGGATCCCACTGAGAGGCCGGGGAATCGTCCAGAACGCCCTTGAAGACGTTGTACTGTTTACAGGGATGCTTACGACAGGGAAGCTCGACTATGGCCCCTGTGGGCAGATTTCCTTTGAAAAGACGTGCTCCACAAGAGATGCACTGGAACCAGGCCAGGCCCTTAGTTGTCGTCGCGACGTTTAAGGGTCGCTCTCCGAGCCGTGTCGAAGGATTTGGCGTCGTTGACAAAGACCACCTCGTAGGTCACGCCCTGGTGGGTGACCCGCATCTTTTCATCTAGGGCCTGGTCATACGGAAGAGTGACGATCCACTGACTCTCGGCCACTGACCGGCCATCAGCCGTGCGTTCCATGCCCGGCCGTGCTGGGGTGAGCCTGCACTTGACGTCGGCATGGGTGAGGTCCCATTCCTGAGTGAAGCCGCCTGTGGTGTCCGGGGTATCGGTCCGCTGGTAGATGTCGCAGACGTCGATCAAGGTACGCAGGGCCTCGGCCCGGACGTACTTGAGATCATTGTCGGAGATAAGAGTATCAGCCATACAGAATTATTCCAGGAATATTTTACACACCGATCTCGTCCCACCGGCCACGGTCCCAATCGACTGAGTTGTTGGAGCCACCTGTGGCGGTGTCGCTGTCGATGGTAGAAGAGTAGCCGTCTTTTCGCCTCGGCATGACCGCCACCGATCCGCGGGCCCTGTTACGGAGCTGGACCCCGAGATCCCGGAAATGTTTGGTGAGGGACGACTTATTGAACCGGGCGCCATCTGCCTGGAAATCGAAGTCTCTGGCATAGCGGAGAGCCAGGAGCTCACACCCATGGCCGGCGGCGTTGAGAACACTGTCGCCTTCCTGAGCCAGAAGATCGTCGATTTCGGCATCCGAAAACAAGGCCCGATCCTCTTCCACGTCCTGGAGTTCGAACCGGACCCGATCCCGGTCACCGGTGCCACCCTCTGTGTATGTAAAAGCCATTGCGCTTTGCAGCCCTTAGTACTCGATCCAAAACGTAGCTACCACGCAGTCGGTGAGAGCGTCGGCCTGGGCGATGTCGATCTGGATGTGGCCCCCGTGGACAACCGGGTCGGAGTAGGATCCTGTCACCGCGGCGGCGCTGGAGTCGTGGTCCTGGGTCTTCGGGTAGTAGTAGCCGTCCGTGGCGTTGTTGGTGACGGTTAGAATCGTCTCCGAGGCCGGGTTCCCGGGAAAGATGACCGTGACGTCCGTTGTGGCCGGGGCGCTGGCATGATAGTCCAGGTGGACCTTGACCAGTCGGCAAGCGGGTACTGCCTCGACGCTGGACCCTGTAGCACTGCCGGCCGAGCCGGTGGTGCTTATCTTGAGCTCTCGCTTTTCGATGGTCACTCTATGGAAGCCCCACCATGAATCGGTAGATGTTCCAGAGCTCTTTGACCTCGGCCGCCGCAAGCTGTTTGCCAGTCATAAACGGCATGGCGATACGGCCGTGGAACTCCAGGAGCGGAGTGGCTGTAACCCCACTGCACCCGACGAGAAGTGGCGAGGCCGTATCTTCCATGGCGACGTAAGAACCTGTCTCCGTGGTGGCCCCGTCATTGTCCGTCTCGCCGTTGATGTAGAGCCGGACGTCTGGGGTAACTTCATCCCCATCGTAGACCGCTACCACAAAGACCGGTCGGTGAAGAGTGAGGGTCGTGTCTCCTGTGGCTACCTCGGACGCCGAGGCCGAGGCGTCGTGGAGTTCGAGGGACAGCTTGCCGTCCGCATCGATCCAAAAACGGTACTCTTCTGCGCCTCCGGCCGAGTCGAACTTAGTTATGATGCCGTTCGAAGCTATCGCATTGGGCAAGATCAGAGCTCCGACCGAGAAGGCCGTGTCGACCGTGCCGTTTCCGTGCGTGTAGTCGGCGTGGTCGACACCAGCAAAGTGATGGTCCCCGGTCGGGTTGAAATGGTAGCTGTAGACACCGCCCGGATGGAGCATGGGCGAGAAGTCGTCTTCCAGGGCCTCGGCTGTACCCGAGGTTTCGGCCGGCGTTAAGTCTCCCGAAGAGATCCCAGCGACCAGGGTACCGACCGCTTCCACGCCAGGCCAGAGGCTGGCCTTGGTTGCGCCCAGGATGCCCATAATCGAATTGAGATGGGTAACGGGCACTGCAATATCTGCCATGGGTCACCCCTTCTAAGAGTCGATGGCGGGAAGCACGTATCCACTGGCGGTATCGACCGCGGTAGCGTAATTCTCGAACAACCGGCACCCGTCGGCATCGATGGGAGTCTCACCGGCGGTGTCTCCATGGCCGATAAGATTGTGGGCAATGATCCCGGTGTTATCACTTGTGTCGCTGTCAATTAAGATGTCGCCCGCGGTGTTAAGCCGGTAAACTAGGTTACCCACGATCTCACAGTTGGTAACGTCTTTGCCGGTCGCCATGGACAAGACTGCCTCTGAGTTCTGTACTCCAAGCCGGATGTGGTTGTTCACAAAGACGAGACCATCCAAATCGCCATTGACCTCAATCACGCCATCGTTGCCAGTGTCCGGGCTAAACACTTCGTTGTTCGAGAAGTTCAGCCGGTCCGCTTCGTTGTCGGTTGTTGTGGTCTTTATGAGGTCCACGAAATTCATGTTGGTGGCAGTGTCCACAAACCGACACTTTTCAACCCGGAAACCTGCGGCCGAAAGGTCGAAGACTTCCACGATGTCGGCGAAATTCATCGAGAAGATCATGTTGAATAGGGCCACGTCAGCCGCCGTAACGTTGATGTCGGCGGTATTAGCAGTGTCCAAAGTGAATGTGGGCCGACTGTTCCCGATCCCCATGCCGATGATAGTGATGCCGGCAATGTCCAGGGTCAGCGCGGCGGCGGCGCTGTAGGTTTCGGCATGGCCAGGGGATACAAGGATAAGATCCCCGTTGTTGGCCGTGCATTTGGCGATCGCGGCGTCAAGGGTGGCCAACGGCTGGTTGGGGTTGTCGCCGGCGTTGTTGTCGTCGGCGTTGGTGTGGCCAGAGTCGACAAAGTATACGCCGCCGTTCGTGAACGTGGGGCTACCGATGCCCGAGAGGGCTTCAACCGGGATCCCTCTGCTACGAAGACCAGTAGAGAAGTTAGTAGGCATAGCCAGTTGCTCCTTTCTGAGCAACCAGTCCTGGGGACCCTACTCGGCCCCCAAGACCAGCGTTACGTTGCTAATTTACGACGGGTTCTGACCGAAGATGAACTTCCAGTCTTTCCAGCCGATACCGTACCGCATGTAGCCCCGGTACTTGGCCTGGATCCCGTCGAAGTCGGCGCCAGTGGCAAACTCGGGCCTGATCCTCCACTGGAAGATAAGCTGGTTGGCCATGGCCCGGCTGTCGATCAACCACCATGCGTTAGCGTCGGTGAGTCGGTTCCAGACAGCCATTTGAAGCTGGCCGGCGAAGATGTTGACGTTGAACTCGGCGCTGTCCGGTTCCATGTTGGCCCGAGCACTGACGATCTTGAAGCCGGTCCGTTCCAGCTCCGGCGGCACCAGAAGCAAGTCAGGAGTGATGCCGAGAAGCTGGCCCCTGTCGTCGGTCAGATTCATCATGTTTTGCCGAGTGGTGTCGACGTTGGGCAGGTTCAGAGACAGAGTCCCCTCGTTGGACTGAGTGTTGCCCGTGTCCGAAGGCCGGTAAGGGTGAGCCGTAGAACAGAGAGCTACGCCGTCTGCACCATTGGTACTGGCTCCAAGACGGTTAGTCCCGGAGTCTGTAAAGGCGTTGATGAAGACCTGAGCCGCGTCGTGCTCAATGGTATTTGAGAACGAATCGCCCATGGTCCTGGCCCTGTCGTTGATCTCACCGTACTGATCGTCATCGACAAGAGCCCGTTCTACGACCATACCCTTCGCCAGCTCATAGTTGCGGATTACGGTCTTGTAACCACCAGCGAAGGTGTCGTACTGGACGGTCCCATCGAAGACCTCTACGAGGCCGGTAGTGCCCATCGCCTGATAGCTCTCACTGAACTTTGTCGACACCCTTTGACCGAAGAGCCGAGTCAGCATAGGCGCCGGCCGTGAGATTGCCAGGTCGAAGATCTCGGCCAGCCCAGGCTCCAAGAGATCTGCGAAGTTTCCACCTGAAAGTACACCCATCTTTGGTTTCCTTTCTTATCTAAATTGAAAGCAGGCTATGCCTACTGAGACTTCGTGAAGGGGTGAAGAGTACCGATGATGGAGACCAGAGTATCGTCGGCGTTCTGCCTCTTCCTGGCCACGACCACAAACTCTGTATTCGAGCTAGCCGCCACCGTCTGGGCTCCGGTCGCCCCGGAGATGTCCAGGGTGGCTCCCATGAGCCTGGCGTTGGCGTCTGCCACTGCATACACCGCGTCGGGATTGGTAATGACCTTCAACACGGTGGTCGAGTCAGTGGCTTCTACAACCCCTGGTTCGTTGGCCTTCTGGTCAGCAGGATCTTCCGGCCCGACAAACCCACCGAGGATGTCCGTGTCAGAAGTCGCGGCCAGGTCAGCCTCGCCGGACTCCAGGTTAACCATGTCGCCGATGGTGAAGGTCTCGGTGTCCTTGGCCAAAAGGGTCTGAACCAAGGGCCTACCACCACTCACGTTATATTTCCAAGTAAAAGGCACTGTATTCCTCCTATGCCAGTTCTATCCTGGGGTAAGGATTAGTTATTTGGGGGACCATGTTGCGACCGGCCAAGCTGTTTCGCATAAGCGTTTTCGCTTACGCCCATGGCGCCGGCCGCTCTTCGTTGCTCAGGCGTGAGAGAGACCACGGGAGGTGCCGGCGTGCCGCCTGGAGTGATGACTGGCGCCTGAGGACCAGGGCCTTTCAGGTACGGTTTGGTTTCAATGAGTGTCTTGAGGGCGTCGTCCACACCGTTGACGACGCCTTCGGCTACGGAGATCCCGGTCCGATCGATCAAAGCGACCGCGGCTTCTGGATCCACGATGCCGACCTTCACTGCGTTTGTCTGGATCGCTGCTGTTACCAAAGTGTCGGTTGCCTGTGCCCTTACGTCTGCGTTCTCACGTTGAAGCTTACCGATCTCCAGGTCTTTCTTTTCAGACTCGGAGAGCTTGTCTCGCTCCAACTGATCGGCTACGCCGGCCCGGGCTTTCAGTGTGTCGTAATCCTCGAACTGAGCTCGGGTCTCGGCCACTCGCCGGCCTATCATCTGGTTGACTTCCTCTTGCGTGAAAGTCTTACTCTCTGGTGCCGGTGGGTCGCCTGGTTGATCTGCTCCTACTTTTGGTTCGTCTGGCATCTATCTCCCCTTCTTATACCCGCCGGGTGTGCGGTGAATGACAAAAGGCCCAGGACACGATGTTCCTGGGCCTTTACAGCCATGAACGCCTTTTATGGAAGCTGATTAAATACTAGCCAGGCTTTTGGCCTCTGTCAATCCCCGACAACG